CGCAAATGGACGCCAGTACAGACAACTGCTGGTACATGCAAAGCGGGCGCGGAGGAAGCGATCTTCCGTGCTCTTGCATTGCGACATATGGAACTGCCTGTGGGAGATTTTATTACTCATGCCCTCAATAGTGAAGTACCAACGTTGGCCCGTGAGATACTGGCATCCAACGTTAAAGACGAAGAAAACCATGACCTCGCACTTGGTTACATCGCCAATGCTTACGGTGTTGATCCGCAAGCTGAGAAGGAAGCGCTCCGGCTTAGGACCGCTTGGGAGGCACATCCAGATCACACGATCACGAAAGCCATGGTCGCTGAACGTGCGATTTTCTTCGTTCTTCTACCATTCTTCCGCTTTAATGGTGACGCTGGGATGAGAACCGTTTCCGCTGATATTAGTCGAGATGAACAAATTCATGTGGCTACCAATAGTCTGGTTCATACTGAGCTGGGGTATAACATCAGTCCTTCTCTTGATAAACTCAGGAAGGCAACTATCAATTGGGTAATGCAACCTCTAGGTATCAATACTACCGATAAATATTTGGACAAAAAATTTTGGCTGGATTCTAGCGACCGGCTGATGTATGAGGGTAAAGCCCCAGAATTGTCCGCAACTAAAGCTGCTAGAATGCCTGCCTTCTTTGAGCATAGTAATGTCAACCTCCCCCAATATGCTTGAAGTCCTTGGGATGAATTCCCGAGGTTTAATTCATGCTCTTGAAGAATCCTTTCCACCCACAAACCCTACACCTGACGATACAATGGAAAAAATTATGTACCGATCTGGTCAACGTAGTGTCGTTGAGTGGGTCATCAAATATATGGAGGACAACTGATGTCTAGATTTAAAAAAGGTTATTCTTACGACTATTACGAGGGCAAACGGAGAAAGGGTAAGTCAAAAAAATCACGGAAGCGTGATAAATTTTTTGACAAGGTTACCAAAGATAATAAGATCTCGAAAAAAGAAGCCAAAAAAATGCGTAAGAAGGGTTATTCCGAAAGGGACCTGGATCGCTATGACGCAAAGGCTTATTATCGAGCAAAGAAAAGTCGCGCTAGAAACGCTCAGTCTCACAGACGGCAAAACAATTTTCCTTATGAACCTCTAATTAAATCAAAAGGTGCGTACGGTCAATTGAGAGGTAAACCTTCCTCTTCAAAATCCTCTAAGAAAAAATCATCTAAATCTAAAGCTAAAACATACAAAGCACCTAAGGCTTCATCTAAATATTCAAAACAGATTGCAAGCCTGACAAAGCAGCTGAAGAATCAGAAATCAGCTTTCGATAAAGCTTACACGAAACAGCAGAAGGACTTTGGTAATCAAATGAAGGACTTCAATAAGCTGTTGATTAATAAGCAGAATCAAGCTGACAAAGCAGCCCAAGCTGCACAAACAAATCTTGATAATATGATGAAGCAGCAGCAAGCAGATGCTCTGGCTCAACAGCAAGCAGCTCAGAAGCAGGCTGAACAAGACGCTCTTACCCGTAGAACTGCTATTGCTAACCAGATGAGAGCAGCCGCCGCTTCTCCACAACTCAGGCTTGGTGGCAGTGAAACAGATGCTTTCGGCACTGGTGCATTTAAACGCCGTGGTAATTTGCTTTCATCAATCGTTCAAGGTATCTCAACTGGTCAAACACAAAACGTCCTTGGAGGAATTAACGTCTAATGACTGCTAAGTCTCGATATGATGAATTGTCTTCGAGCCGTTCACAGTTTCTAAACTCTGCTAGAAAAGCAGCCGAACTAACTCTACCTTATCTTATTAGGGAGGATGAGACAACACGTAAAAGTGCTGTTAAACTTACAACGCCCTGGCAATCAATTGGAGCAAAAGGTGTGACGACGCTTGCAAGTAAATTGATGCTTGCATTGCTACCGCCACAAACCAGCTTCTTTAAATTGCAGGTCAATGATATTAACATCCCTGAAGAACTTGGTCCTGAAGTTAGGTCTGAGCTTGACTTGTCGTTTGCTAAGGTTGAACGTACCATCATGGAAGCCATTGCTGCTTCCGGTGATCGTGTCGTAGTTCACCAAGCATTGAAGCATCTTGTAGTAGCTGGAAATGCCCTAATCTTTATGAGTAAAGACGGGCTCAAGCTTTATCCACTTTCTCGTTATGTAGTGGATAGAGATGGTAACGGTAATGTTATTGAAATCGTAACAAAGGAGACAATCTCTAAAAAAATTGTCAAAAAAATTTACCCAGATTTCATGAAAGAAGGTGTTGTTGATAACACCGACGAACCGAATGATGAATGTGTTATCTATACACACATCAAACGTGACAACAATCGTATGGTATGGCACCAGGAGCTGTATGGCAAGATCCTACCCAAGTCAATGGGTAAGGCTCCCCTCGAAGCTAACCCCTGGCTTGTGCTACGATTCAATAACGTAGACGGAGAGGTCTATGGACGTGGTAGAGTTGAGGAGTTCATGGGTGACCTTCAGTCACTTGAGGCTCTGTCACAAGCTATCGTTGAAGGCTCCGCTGCAGCTGCTAAGGTAGTATTTACTGTCAGCCCAAGCGCTACAACCAAACCTCAAACACTTGCTAATGCAGGTAACGGTGCGATCATCCAAGGTCGTCCTGAGGACATTGGTGTTGTGCAGGTTGGGAAGACAGCTGACTTCAACACTGCGTATCAGATGATTGGATCTTTGACTCAACGTCTGAACGAAGCATTTCTGATCCTCAGCGTGAGGAACAGTGAGCGCACTACAGCTGAAGAGGTCCGTATGACACAACTCGAACTGGAACAACAGCTTGGAGGACTCTTCTCCCTGCTTACAGTTGAGTTGCTTGTACCTTATCTGAATCGTAAACTTAACATTGCACAAAAGACTGGAGACATTCCACGCCTTCCAAAAGGTGATGTAGTCAAACCTACAATCGTGGCAGGTATTAATGCCATTGGTCGTGGTCAAGACCGTGAAAGCCTGGCTCAATTCCTTACTGTCATTGCACAGACTATGGGACCAGATGCTATTGGTCAATACATCAACCCTGATGAAGTCATTAAACGCTTGGCTGCTGCTTCTGGTATTGACGTACTTAACCTTGTGAAGAGTATGCAAGAGCTGCAGGCTGAACAAGAACAACAACTTGCTCAGCAACAACAGATGATGGCAATGCAACAGGCTCCTCAAATGGCAGCTGTTGATCAGAAGGCACAGCAAGCTGAGATGCAAATGCAGCAACAGCTTCTACAACAACCACCTATCCCCCAATAATAAATGGCTGAAACATTTACAATGAATGAGGCTCCTTCTAATCCTGAGATTCTTAACTCAGATGAACAGGAGTCTCTTGCGATTGCTGAGTCGCTCGAACAAGGTGAGCAACCTCTACTTGCTGGTAAATTCAAAGATGAAAAAGCTCTTGAACAAGCTTATGTAGAACTTCAAAAGAAACTTGGAGAGCCGCGTGATGAGGTACAAGCCACCGAAAACGAGGGCGAGTCAGCAGAGGACGAGTCAGAAGAAGGAGAAGAAGCAGAATCAGATGACGAAGGAGGAGAAGATCTTCTCTCTGAAGAACAGGCTGAAATGCTGATGGACATGGTAGGTGGTGAACAGTCCTACAAGTCCATGCTTGACTGGGCATCAGATGCCTTTGACGCTGACGAGATCGAGATGTATGATAATGTAATGAGTTCCGGTAACGCTTACGCTATCTACTATGCTGTCCAAGCACTGCAAGCACGTTACAACGATGCTGTAGGATCTGACGGTCAGACACTGACAGGACGTGATGCAGTTGACAGCGACGACTCATTCAAGAGTCAAGCTGAACTGGTTGCAGCGATGGGCGATCCTCGCTATGATCGTGACCCGGCGTACCGTAATGATGTGATGCGCCGTCTTGAAAACTCTGATGTATCTTTCTGATGACTACTGTTATTGAAGAACGAGGTCGTCTAAACCTCTACGCAAAAGAACCACCTATGGAGATTATGGACGTGTACGAAACTCACAATGAAAAGGCTGAAAAGCTTAATGGTCGTCTTGCTATGCTTGGCGTCATGGCGGCTATTGGTGCCTATGCACTCACTGGTCAAATTATCCCCGGTATCTGGTAATGCCTCAAGGTAAAGGAACGTACGGCTCACAAGTAGGTCGTCCTAAAAAGAAGTTGTCTACAGGTCAAAAGAAGATTGCTGGTATGGCTGGCAACAAAAAGAAAATTGATGCTGCTGACTTTAAAAAACTTCGTAGCAAGAAAAAGTAATGGCACACAAAGGTAAAGGCTCCTGCGGTAGCAAGGGAGGTAAAAAAGGTGGCTACAAAAAAATCAGTTAGTCTAAAAATTGGTAAACACAAATCGCGATCCGGTGGACTTACGAAAGCCGGTCGTGAAAAATACAATAGAGAGACAGGTTCTAACCTAAAAGCCCCACAGCCTGGTGGTGGCAAACGAAAGAAGTCCTTCTGTGCTAGAATGTCTGGCGTGAAAGGACCAATGAAAGACAGCAAGGGTCGTCCTACACGGAAGGCTCTTGCACTACGCAAATGGAAATGCTAATCATGGCTAAACCTGGATTGTATGCTAACATCCACGCCAAGCGCAAGCGGATCGCCGCTGGTAGTGGAGAGAAAATGCGCAAGCCTGGCAGCAAGGGAGCACCTACTGCCAAACAATTTAAACGTGCAGCTAAAACTGCCAAGAAAAAGTAAACTTATTTTTTAACATGAAATCTATTATCGCTTCCGGTCTCCTCCTCGGCATGGCACATGGTGCTGCTATTGCTGGTCCCTACGTGAACGTTGAAAACAATGCCGGCTTCTACGGCTCTGACTTTGGCGGTACCGTTACGGATTACCACCTGGGTTTTGAAGGTGAAGCTGGTTCCGTCGGTTACTATATCCAAGGCGGTGCTTCGACCTTTGCACCTGACGGTGGTTCTGCTGAGACCCTGCCTACTGGCAAGCTCGGTGCTTCTATTCAAGCCACTGAAAAGCTTTCGGTCTATGGTGAGCTGAGTGCCACCTTTGATGACACCAACTCCTATGGTACTAAGGCGGGTCTGAAGTACAGCTTCTGATCTAACACAGCCCGTCACTGGATGTGAGCCTTGGGCGGGCTTAACAAAGTGCTCAAATACATAAAAATGTAAATGTAACCGCACTTTTAAATGACCGCTATTCTTTCACAACGGCAGTCTCGATCTACTTGGGAAGAGTTCTGCCAGTGGGTAACGTCCACTAACAACCGTCTGTATGTCGGCTGGTTTGGTATCCTTATGATTCCAACTCTGCTAGCCGCTACTATTTGTTTTGTAACTGCCTTCGTGGCTGCACCTCCTGTAGACATCGATGGAATCCGAGAACCAGTCGCAGGCTCCCTCCTCTATGGAAACAACATCATATCGGGAGCCGTCGTTCCGAGCAGCAATGCCATCGGACTACACTTCTACCCAATTTGGGAAGCTGCTACACTTGATGAATGGCTCTACAATGGGGGTCCATTCCAACTTGTCGTTTTCCACTTCCTCATTGGTATCTATTCTTACATGGGACGAGAATGGGAACTTAGCTATCGACTAGGTATGCGTCCCTGGATCTTTGTGGCATACAGTGCACCTGTTGCCGCAGCCTCTGCAGTATTTCTGGTATACCCCTTTGGTCAAGGATCTTTTTCCGATGCTATGCCTCTTGGCATTTCCGGCACCTTTAACTACATGTTTGTCTTTCAGGCAGAACATAATATCCTCATGCACCCATTCCACATGTTGGGGGTTGCTGGTGTGTTTGGGGGATCTCTGTTCAGCGCCATGCACGGCTCTCTCGTCACATCTTCACTCATCCGTGAAACGACTGAGGAAGTGAGCCAGAACTATGGCTACAAATTTGGACAAGAGGAAGAGACCTACAACATCGTTGCAGCTCATGGCTACTTTGGTCGTCTTATTTTTCAGTACGCTTCTTTTAACAATAGCCGTAGTCTCCACTTCTTTTTGGCAGCCTGGCCTGTTGTTGGTATCTGGTTTACTGCTCTTGGTGTTTCTACCATGGCTTTCAACTTGAATGGTTTTAACTTTAACCAGTCCATTCAAGACCGTGAAGGTCATGTGATTAACACGTGGGCAGACATCCTCAACCGGGCTGGTCTCGGTATGGAAGTCATGCATGAGCGCAATGCCCACAACTTCCCGCTTGATCTCGCAGCAGCTGAGACCACTCCGGTCGCACTGACTGCACCTACCATTGGTTAATACCTATGTTGTTTGGTAAGAAGAAACAAACAAAGCATCCTCTTACGGAAGCTATGAAAAAAATTAAAGAGAGAAACCAAAAAACGCAAGAAGCTATCAACTTCATGCGTGGTTACACTAACAAGTAATTTATTCGTACGTTCATCTATGTTTGACATTCAAGTGTGCGATAATGGTGCTCGTATTATTCGTGATGCACTGAGGCTATACAAAAAGCAATGGCCTGGTGGTCATCCGCAAGAACAGGAAGACATCAATTTCCTGGAGACACAATTTACTCGCATGGTTCTAGAGTCAACTATAGACGCATGACTGCCTAACCATGGAACGGGGGTTAGGTTTATCCTGTACGAACTAATGTCTGACCTCGAAAAGCGCTACATCGTCAATGCTTACAACAAAATGATCCGTGAGGAGAAAGAAGTAGCATTGTGCTATCGTGGCACCGCCTACAAAAAAACTGTTCTTAATTATGCCGGCTAAAAAAAGCGCTAAATCCATGCAGTCTAATAAGGTTACAGCTAACGTCACTCCGTTGACGCCTGGCGATAACCAGACTGTATTCAAACGTTGTGGTCAATGTGGTGATAAAAAGCCAGAATGCCGCAAACAAAAGAAGTGCCTTAAAGGTCTTCTGTAATAGCTTGGGAGGCACCTCAGAGTAGGACCTCCCTTGCATTGGTT